TCATGTTTTGAAGATAATGAGAGATCCACGCTACATACACTGGACAGTTAAAAAACTTCTTAATATTGATTTACTTCCAGAGCAAGTTGTGATTATGCAAGAGTTGTGGACTAAATCATTTCCTATGTATATTGCTAGTCGTGGTTTTGGTAAATCTTTCTTATTAGCCGTATATGCCACTCTAAGAAATCTTCTTGTTCCCGGTTCAAAGATAGTTATAGTAGGTGCTGCCTTTAGGCAGTCCAAAGTTATTTTTGAATATATGGATGTTATTTGGAAGAATGCTCCAATTTTAAGAAGCTTATGTAGCGATTCTAGCGGTCCTCGTCGCGACGTTGATAGATGTACCTTGAAGATTAATGATAGCTGGACTATTGCTGTTCCGCTTGGCGATGGTAATAAAATTCGTGGTCTTCGTGCGCATACAATTATTGCTGATGAATTCAATTCAATACCTGTAGAGATTTATGAAACTGTTGTTGCAGGTTTTGCTGCTGTTTCTAAAGATCCTTCTGGAAATGTTAAAGAAGCTGCGAAAAGAAAAGCTATGCAAAAAGACGGTAAGTGGAGCGAAAAACAGGAACAGACGTATAGCTCCAGACACAAGAACCAGTCTATTTTATCTGGAACTGCTGGATATGATTTTGAGCCTTATGCAGATTATTGGAGAAAATACAAGTCAACTATCAAGGGGGATATCAGAAAAATGGTTGGCGATGCGGGTGAGGACGGAGCATCTCAAGATTTGCCAGACTATATGAAACGTCTTAGTAGCAAAGAATTTTCTGTAATTCGTATGCCTTATGAACTTATTCCTGAAGGTTTTATGGACGATCAGCAAGTATCTAGATCTAGAGCTACTATGCACAGTGGTATTTATCTTATGGAATATGGAGCTTGTTTTGCTAAAGATTCTCAAGGTTTCTTTAAAAGAACCACTATTGAAGGTTGTGTAGCAAGTGATAAAAATATAGCTAAAGATAATTGGCCTACATGGTGTCCAGATCCATTTGATGTAATGATAAGAGGAAGGTCTGATCGTAAGTATGTTTTTGGAATTGATCCTGCATCTGAAGTTGATAATTTTGCGATTATAGTTTTAGAGTTACATAAAGAGCATCAAAGGATAGTATATTCTTGGACAACAAATAAAAAAGACTATCAGGCTAGAAAAAAATTAGGATTAACTAATGTAGATGATTATTATGCTTTTTGCGTTAGAAAAATTAGAGATTTAATGCAGGTTTTTCCTTGTGTTAGGATAGGTCTAGACGCACAAGGGGGAGGTTATGCTATTGCAGAGGGCTTGAGAGATCCAGATAAAATGGATTCCGCTCTAAACGAAGTTCCTATTCTTCCAATTATAGAAGATAAAGAAAAAGATACTGATAGGTTATCAGGACTTCATATTCTTGAATTAGTTCAATTTGCTAATGCTGAATGGACTTCTACGGGAAATCATGGGCTTAGAAAAGATATGGAAGATAAAATGTTTTTATTTCCAAGATTTGACCAATTAACTCTTGGTATGATATCTAGCCAAGATGAAATTAGATTTAATGAAATGAAAAAGAAGTTTGGAGATAATGCAAATTTAAAATTGTTTGATACGCTTGAAGATACAGTTATGGATATTGAAGAATTAAAAGTTGAATTATCAACTATCATGGTAACTAGAACTGCCGCTGGTAGAGAAAAATTTGATACTCCAGAGATAAAATTAGGTACTGGTAAAAAAGGAAGAATGAGAAAAGATAGATATAGTGCATTAGTTATTGCTAATCAAATTGCAAGAACAATACACAGAGAGATTCCAAACCCCTCATATAATATTATTGGAAAGGTTGCAGGCGGTTTATATGGAAAAAAACAAGAAAATAAAGAAAATATGTATTTTGGGCAAGATTGGGCAAGATCATATACTATGAATTCTGTTAAAATAATTAATAGAAACCAATGACTATTGGTGTAACTAACAATAGGTATTGAATTAGTATCTGGTCTTTTTAAAAATTTTAATTATTATGAAAAATAAATATCCAAAATCTAAGATGATAGAAAATGCTAAAAATTCAGAAGCTCCAGCATATGTTAGTTGGGCATCTGAAGAAAATGAAGAATATGCATTTAGTACATATGCAAAAACTTTAGAAGAAGCATCTCATTCAACGGCAGGTTCTTCTTATCAAAGAGATTTTAGAAATCTTACTGATTACGCTGGAGGTAAACCGGGACTAAACGGTAGTGATTTTGACTGGTTTAGACCTGGGCAAGCAGCCCCAGTAAAACCAAAGGATATAATTTCTTTTGGTAGATACGCCTATAGAAGAATAGGATTGGTTCATAATGCTATTGATTTAATGGGTGATTTTTGTAGTCAGGGGATTAGGCTTGTGCATCCCAATAAGAGAATTGAAAGATTCTTTAATGATTGGTTTAAAAATGTTCATGGTTCAAGAGTGTCTGAGCGTATGGCTCATCTTCTGTTTCGTGAAGCGAATGTGCCTATTCGATGGTACACAGCAAGAATTGATAGACTAAAAAAGCTTGATATGCAAAAGTCTGTTGCTGCTGATGTAAAATATAATCAAGATGATCCCGTTTATAAAAGAAATGAAATACCTTGGAGATATAATTTTATTGATCCTCTTCTTATAGAGCCTATTGGTGGTCCTTTAGGAATATTATCTAACAAAAAATCATTAATGCTTAATGTACCACTCAATCTACAAAACCAAATAAAAAAACTTCAAATTAGTGAAGACCCAAAGGTAAAAGAAGTTTTAAGTACTATATCACCAGATATTATCAAGGCTACAGAAGCTAATGGTAAAATAATTTTACCTCCTGAGAAGACGAGCATATTCTACTATAAAAAAGATGATTGGCAGACTTGGGCAGACCCTATGACATATTCTGCTTTTGAAGCTTTGAATTTATACCAGAGACTTCAGCTTACCGATAAAGCAGCTTTAGATGGAGCTATGAATAAAATCAGGGTTTGGAAAATAGGTAGTCTTGAGCATAAGTTAGCCCCAACTCCTACTGCCGCATCAACTCTGTCTGACATGCTTGGAGCTAATGTTGGAGGAGGTACTGTAGATATTATATGGGGTCCAGATATTGAATTACTGGAAACAAGTAGTGATATTCAATCTTATTTGGGTGAAGAAAAGTATAAACCAACACTAATGGCTATTTATGCAAGTCTTGGCATACCTCCAACTCTTACTGGAACATTTGGTTCTTCTGGTACAACTAATAATTTTATTTCTCTTAAAACTTTAGTAGAAAGACTTAACTATGCTAGATCAATTCTAATAGAGTTTTGGAATGAGCAAATAAAGATAGTTCAAAAGGCTATGGGTTTTAGACAACCTGCTATTGTTGAATTTGATATTATGTATTTAGAAGATCCTGCATCAATGGCTAATCTACTACTTAACATGGCTGATAGAAATATAGTAAGCGATGAGTTTGTTAGAAGGCATATAAAAGCTACTCCAGAAATAGAAGATAGAAGGGTGATGCAAGAGACAAACACTAGGAATAGTAAGGATATGGAAAAGGTAAGTCCTTATCATCAAGTAGACAAGGATCATGGATTGAAGAAAATAGCCTTACAAACTGGTGTTAGTAGTCCTTCTGAAGTTGGTCTTAAATTAGATGAAAAAACAGACGACTCTCTTGTTGATATAAAAGAAAAAACTTCTGTTAAAGAACAACCTTCTAATAATGTAGGTTTGCCAGGAAGACCCAAAAATTCAAATGATTTATCAAAAAGAAAGCAGAAAGAATTTGTTCCTAAAATAAAAGCTTCTGAAGGTTTTGGATTAGTTTGGGCAAAGTCAGCACAACGAACTATATCAGATATAGTTAATCCAATAATGCTTGAAGGATATGGAAAAAGTTCAATTAGAAATTTAACTTCAGAAGAATTTTCAGATATAGAACAGGTAAAATTTGAAATTTTGTGTAATTTAAATATAGGACAAGAAATTAATGAAGATTTAATAGCCAAGGCTGCTAAAAATCCAAATAAGCATATTCATAAAGAGTTTAGTAAATGGGTTGGTGAGGCTAAGTCAAAGCTTGGAACTTTAACTATTGAACAAATAAGAGATATGCGTATTTCTTATTATCTAAACTACTGTAATGAGAATTAACATGAATGATATAAAAGTTTACAATTCAGAAAAAGAATTAGGATTAGAAGATAAGATAAGATCTCAAGGTTCTATCTTATTTGAATCTCCTGTTCAAGAAAATAAAAAGTCTAATAACTTATTAAAATCTTTTGCTTCTCAGGATGATCCTGATTTATACAAGGTGTATTCTATATTAGTTTCAACAGTATGGAATAAAAACGATGATGTATTTACTAAGGAAGAAGTATGGGCTGCTAGAAATACGCCTGTTTTTAAACCAACTAATTTGGAACACGATGAAAAACAAATGGTTGGTTCAATTATTGATAGCTGGCCTGTAGATATTGATTTTGAATTGATTGATGACGATATTGATATTTCTGATTTACCAGAAGAATATCATATTTTAGTTTCTTCTGTAATTTACAGACAATGGCAAGATCCTGAGTTAAAAGCTAGAGCAGAAGAATTAATACAAGAAATAGAAGCT